CGATGCGTACCGTAAGGCATACAACACAGAAAACATGCGCCCAGGCGCTATCTATGTGGAAGCGCACAAGCTGTTGGATAACCCTAAGATCGTAGATAGAATTGCCGAAATTCGGGCGGGGCAGCAGCGAAAGATGTCGATTAACAGGGAGAAACTGACTGAGATGCTCTGGGAGGCGCACGAAATGGCGCGCGAGCAGGGCAACAGCCAGGCCATGATTGCGGCGGCGGACAAGCTGGGTCGACTGTGGGGCGAGATGATTGAGCGGCACGAAACGCGCGACATCACGGACCAGCACACCGAGGCGATCCGGGAGTTTGCCCGCAAGAAGCGCGAGCAGAGCAACACCAACGACAGGTTGCACTGAGCCCCGCAGAAAAGGGGCGACTTTCCAGAATAGGCATTATGCGCGCAAGTGTGGGTTGCATCGTGGGATGCACGATACGTCGCAGCGTCGAGCGCGTCCGGCTGGTTTCCGCCCGCTCGCCAGTCGGCTTGCGCTCCGCTGCGGCGGCCTAGCGGGGCAGGTAGACCCCCCCCCCGGAAAGGTCTGCTCGGGACGTGGTGGAAAACACCGGCACCCCCGCACCCTCTACACACCCCACACTCTTGCGGGACTTCTACCCCGCTCGAAATATACACACAGCCCACACGCCACACAGCCGCTCACACAGCGGCTTTGTCGTGTTTTGCGCTACCAACCTAGCCTGACGCACTCAAGGCCGCCACACGGCGCTTATATGGCTTTGTGCGGCCACATGGTGTTTCGGGGCTGGCACCCGTGCCCCGGCGAAAATATGCACACAGGGTTTTGCGAATTGCACCTGTGACGTGCGTAGGGTTGCGCTGAAGGGCGCGATATACGGGGCTGAGAAGTACCGTAAGTTGAAAAAGGGGCAAAAATGGCCTTCGGCAGCAAATGCGAGCGGTTGTGAGCAGCGTCAAGGACGATAGCCGGTACGATTTTCGGTTTCGGTGGCTGGCGAGCTATCCCAAGAGCGGGAATACGTGGGTTCGCTTGTTCATGCAGGCGTATCGCCACGGGAATCTTGACATCAATGGTATGGGTAACCTGAGCGATACGTCGCGGATTGCGTGGCAGGGGGCGACGTTTCAACCGCTTGAGAAGCTGTCGGAATATACGGCGGCTTTGGTGCGCCCGGCGGCTTTGTTCAATTTGCAGCTTCAGTGCGCGGGCATTCCGATTGAGCGTCCGTTGGTCAAGACGCACGCGGCGAACGTGTGTATCTTAGACATTTCGCAGATTCCGCCGCAGTTGAGTTACGGGGCGGTTCATATCGTGCGTGACCCTCGGGATGTGGTGGTGTCGTGGGCGCATCATTTCGAGTGCTCCTATGATCGCGCGATTGAGCTTTTGAACGACAATGGCAACGCGCTTGCGCCGAACAACATGATTTCCGTTGTGTGTAGCTGGTCCCGGCATACGCAGACGTGGCAACAGGCGCATAACGTGATGACGGTGCGCTATGAGGATTTGCTGGCGAAGCCTTACGTTGAGTTCGCCAAGATCGTTCGTCATGTGGGAGATGCGTGGGATCAGGAGCGGTTTGACAGGGCGCTTGAGCTAACTGATTTCGGCACCCTTCAGGCGCGGGAGGGTGATGAGGGTTTCGCGGAAGCCAAGGGCGGGCGGTTTTTCCGGTCGGGCACGACGGGCGGTTACAGGGACGCGCTGACGGCGGATCAGATCAAGCGCATTGAGGGCGCGCACGGCGAGAAGATGCGCGAGATGGGGTATCTGTGAGCAACGAGGAAAACCCCTGGCTGGACTTCATGGAGGCGTACCATGATGATCCGGTTGCTTTTGTCCAGAACATCGTCGGCATGGACCCGCAGCCTTGGCAGCAAGAGGTGTTGCAGGCGGTTGCTGACGGCAAGACGCGGCTTTCCGTCCGCTCCGGCCACGGTGTTGGAAAGTCGGCTACATTGTCCTGGCTGATGGTGTGGTATATGACCACCCGCTTTCCGGTGAAGGTGGTGGTTACGGCGCCGACGCAGGGGCAGTTGTTCGACGCGGTGTTCGCGGAAGTCAAGGGAACCATTGAAAAGCTGCCTGCGCCGATCAAGCGGCTGTTTCAGGTTAAGTCGGACAAGATTCAACACAAAAAGCGGCCTGACGAGAGCTTCATTTCGGCCAGGACATCAAGCAAGGATCGTCCCGAGGCGATGGCTGGAGTGCACAGCGAAAACGTCATGCTAGTGGCGGACGAGGCATCGGGTATTCCCGAGGAAGTCTTTGAGGCGGCCTCGGGGTCGATGTCCACGAAGGGCGCGCTGACGATCCTGACGGGCAACCCGACCCGTGTCGCGGGCCTGTTTTACGAAACGCACAACGCCTTGGCGGGGCAATGGTGGACGCGCAAGGTAAGTTGCTACGAGAGCCCGCTGGTGACGCCGGATTTTATTGAGGAACGCAAGGCGCAGTACGGCGAGGACAGCAACCAGTACCGCATTCGTGTCCTGGGTGAGTTCCCGACCGCCAACGAAGACAGCGTGATCCCGCGTTACCTCGTGGATGACGCGATCAATCGCCAGGTCCAAGGGTACGGCGGTATCGTGTGGGGCTTGGACGTGGCGCGGATGGGGAACGACAAGTCCGCACTTGCCAAGCGGCAAACCAACCTGCTGCTGGAACCCGTCAAATTCTGGAAAGACAAGGATTTGATGGAATTGGTTGGGGCGGTGAAGGCGGAATACGACAGTACGCCCACGGATCAGCAGCCGGGCGAAATTCTGGTGGACGCGATTGGTCTTGGTGCGGGCGTTGCCGACCGTCTCCGGGAAATGGGTTTGCCGGCCACGAGCATCAACGTGGGCGAAAGCCCGCCGATCAAAGGCCAGCATGTTCGTTTGAAGGATCAGCTTTGGTTTGAAGCGCGCGAGTGGTTCCACCGCCGCGAGTGCAGCATTCCCGATCAGCCAGAGCTGGTGGAGGAATTGACGGTGCCCGCGCTGAAATACCAGAGCAACGGCAAATCGCGGGTTGAAAGCAAGGATGAAATCAAACGGCGGGGCGCGTTCCGCGACCGTCGTTCACCGGACCTAGCGGACGCTTTCATCTTGACGTTCGCGGGGATGGCGGCTTCCGCGTCCACGGGCATAAGCCGGTCCTGGATGAGCAAAAAGCCGCTCGGCATTGACACGACGTTTGTTGTCTAAAGGAGACACGACATGAAGAAGGCAAGCTACAGCACCAAGGGTGTAAAGAACGGCGGCGGTTCCGGTAAGTGCAGCTCCGGCACGTCGAACACCAAGAAGGGCGCTTATGCGTCCAGCAACGGCCCTTCCATGAGCCAGAGCAACGGCTTTACGAACAACGCTGGCGGCAAGCAGTAATGGCCTACGGCAAAAAGCGCGATAAGCCGGCCCCGAACGATCCCAAGCAGGGGCCGTACAAGAACAAGATGTCTGGTGGCGGTAAGCCGAAATCCAACGGCATGAACGTCCGCACCGGCAATTTTTCCAGCCAGAAGTAGTTTATAAGGCGTCTTCATGGCCAAGATGGACGAAACCGAGTTTCAGGCGATCCTCCAGAACGAGGTCAACAGTTCGCTCGGTTATCAGGACAGTGAATATACTGAGCATCGCCTGAAGGCGCTGGACTACTACTATGGCGAAAAATTCGGCAATGAGGTTGATGGGCGTTCTCAGGTTGTCGCGACGGAAGTTAGCGACACTATTGAGTTCATCATGCCGACGCTTATGCGGATGTTCACCGCATCGAGCGACTACGTTCGGTTTACCCCGCGCAATCAGGAAGACGTGCCGATTGCCGAACAAGCGACGGATTACGTCAACTACATCATTCAGCAGGATAATCCGGGTTTCCAGATTTTCCACGACTGGTTCAAGGATGGCCTGCTGAACAAGATCGGCGTGGTCAAGGTCTATTGGGATGACAGCAAGGATGTCACCCAAGAAAGCTATGAGGGTCTAACGGAAGACGAGCTTGCGCAGGTTCTGGACGACGACGCCGTGGAGGTCGTGGAGCGCAATGAGTACCCGTACGAGGACTTTGAGCCTCCAATGGACCCGCGCACGGGTGAACTGCTGCCTGTTGAGCCGCCGATGCTGTACGACATCACGCTCAAGCGGACGGTTGATGATGGGCGCGTAAGGCTTGAGAACGTTCCGCCCGAGGAATTTCTGGTCAACAAATGGGCTAAAAGCCTGGACGATGCGTATTTCGTGGCGCATCAAACCACGACCAGCGTTTCCGATCTTGTTGCCAGGGGTTTTAAGAAGTCGGACGTTGAAGACTTGGCTGGCTACACGGGCGAGGAGTTCAACGACGAAAAGCAGAACCGTTTTGAAAACCTGGACGCCTCCACCGAGGACGACCGCATGGACCCGACCATGCGGCTTGTCATGGAGACGGAAGCGTACATTCGCATTGACTATGATGGCGACGGCATTGCCGAGTTACGTCGCGTCGTCATGCTAGGGCAAGGATACGAGGTTTTCGAAAACGAGCCGTGGGACCATGTGCCC